GAAACGCAGACAGGAAGAAGAGGACACTCAAGCAGTAAGAGATTTCAACAATATTATTGAAATCGGACGTAAAATTGAACGTCAACAAATCCGCAAGAATATCCGCCGGGAGTTCAAGGGATTCACCTACGACAACGAACCGCCTGTAGGCTTGCGCCCAGAGCCATTAGCCTTACCAGAACCACGGAGAGCACGCTATACAAAGTATTTGGGATAGACAAGCGTGGGATTTGTCTACTTGCAAGCGTAGAGAGAAAATGCGTGACCTTGAGATGATGGCGCATATGCAACACGAAATCGATGATCTCAAGAAACAATTGCAACAGGAACAATCTTTAAGAAAGAGATTAGAAGCAGAGAATTTCCAACTAAAACTAAGGAGGAAATGATGTACTTATGGAAATGTACGTGCGCTGATTGTGTACGTGAGTTTGATTGGTATGATAACTATCCACCTCTTGAATGTGTGAAATGTGGGAGCGTGGAAATCAAAAATGAATTTAAAGGAAGGGCGTATGATTAAATGACTCAAGCGGAACGAATTAGGGAATATTACAAAGACCACCCTACTGCCTCATATGATGAAGTAGCTGAGGTTGTCGGAACTTCAAATAGTAATGTGAGGGTTAATCTTTTTAAAGACCTCAAGGCAGGCAGATGTGTCCGCTTAGAAGATAAGTCATACGACTACTCGCCTTACTATAACCATACACAAGCGCTCACTGAGTTGGTTGATTGGAAGAATGATACTAGACGTGAGTGGGTGGAAATGCTGACAAGAGCAGCAGAGAAAGAAACAGATAGCAACGTTATGCGTTTGCTGATCAAGGAAGCAAATAAATTAATGAAAGAGGTAACGAAATAATGGCCAGTTTATATGAACTAACAGGACAATACCTTGAAATTTATAACATGGAACTAGACGAAGAGACAAAACTAGACACCTTGGATTCTATCGATTGGGAAATTGAGTACGAAACCAAGGTTGAAAACTATATCAAGGTTATGAAGAATATCGATGCAGATGTTGAAGCTCGTAAAGCGGAAATCAAACGTTTGACGGAACTGAACAAAGCAGATGAGAAGAAGAAAGACCACTTAAAAGATACACTATCAGCAAGCATGAACATGACAGGTCATGAACGTGTGGACACACCTTTATTTAAGGTATCATTCCGCAAATCTCAAGCAGTTGAAGTAGACGAAACGGTCTTGCCAGAAGCCTACAAAGTAGCCACTTGGAAGCCTGACAAGAAACGTCTGAAAGAGGACTTGAAGAATGGTCTTGAAATCATTGGTGCCAGCTTAGTTGAAAGAAAGAATTTGAGTATAAGATGAAAATAACAAAAGCAACAGAAATTACGAATGATGATGCCTGTTATCTGATTTATGGAAATCCAGGCTTTGGGAAAACGACCACTATTTCATTCATACCAGGGAAGACACTGGTAATCAATATCGATAAATCAGCCAAGGTTTTAGCTGGTAATCCTAACATCGATATCGCAGATGTCGATACACATAAGATTTGGGATGAATGGTTGACTGTCGTGAAAGAATTACTTCAAGGGGCAGGTAAGCCATACGATACTATCGTTGTGGATAACGTATCTGAATTATTCAGAGCGTGTCTTGCCAATCTTGGTCGAGATGGGAAAAACCATCGGGTACCAACGCAGGCGGATTACCAGAGGGTCGATTTTACGATTTTGGACAGTCTACGAGCCTTGTTGCAATTAAATAAACGGATTGTATTCACGGCTTGGGAAACGTCTGATCAGTGGTCAGATGAGAATGGCATGATTTACAACAGGGCCATGCCAGATATTCGTTCCAAAATCTTAAACAACTTCCTTGGTTTAACAGATGTAGTCGCTCGTCTAGTCAAGAAAACGACAGACGACGGTGAGGAAGTGAGAGGGTTTATCTTACAACCGAGCGCCAGCGTCTATGCCAAGAATCGTTTGGACGATAGAAAGGGGTGTAAAGTAGATGAGCTTTTCGCTCAGAGATTACCAGAAGGAACTGATAATTGACGTTATCAAATCCATGAAGGCAGGCAATCGGAAGATAATGGTACAATCCCCACCAAGGTCAGGTAAAACGGTCGTGATGTCTTACATTGCTAAGAATGCGACGGATAAAGATAAGACAGTATTGTTTTTCAGCCACCGGAAAGAAATCAACGAGCAAGTTCATGAGACTTTCAAGCGTGGCGGAGTTAATCTAGGTAAGGTTATTATCGGAACGGTTGGGAGTATTGTGCGAAAGTTAGAACGATTGCCTCAAGTCGATGTAATCTTGGTAGATGAAGCTCATCATATTAAAGCGAAACAATATCAGACAATCTTAAATTATTTCAGTAATGCCACACAATTATTTTTCACAGGGACACCTATCCGGTTAGATGGTTCTGGATTCCATGACTTAGCAGATGATTTGGTAGTCGGTAAGTCTATTCGGTGGCTTCAAGACCACGGAAATATCGCTGAGTTTGATTACTATTCCATCAATCTACTGGATATGGCCAAACTAAAGAAACGGTCAGGGGAATTTACTAACGACTCAATCGATGTAGCGTTTGGTTTTAATGGAACGTATGGCGATTATATCGATCATTACGAGCGTTTAGCCAAAGGTAAACAAGCTATCGTTTATACACATAGCGTAGAATACGCTGAGAGGGTCGCTAAGCGATTTTTAGAGCAAGGCTACCAATCAGCCGTCGTGTCCGGAAAAACGCCACAGGGTGAACGAGAGAGCTATATGCAGGCGTTCAGGGAAGGCAAACTCACAATCATGGTCAATGTCAATCTTTTTACAGAGGGAATTGACTTACCCAACGTGGATGTCTGTATCATGTTACGACCGACTGATTCGCTCTCATTATATTTGCAGTTTGCTATGAGGGCCTTGAATCCAAGAGAGGGTAAGAAAGCGATATTGATAGACCACGTTGGAAATCATATCCGACACGGTCTACCAAACGATGATAGGGAGTGGACGTTGGATGGCACTAAGAAGAAAAAGCAATCTTCAGAACGTTCAACGGTGACGTGTGAGAAATGCTTTGCGACATTTTGGAGAGACCAGCTAGTGGATGGTTGTTGTCCGTACTGCAAGGCAGAGATTGTCGAGAAGAAAAATATTCAAGATATTGAAATTGAACAAGATAAATCTGATGTTCAATTAACAAAAATCAATCAAGGAATGGAATTTATTACCATTCAAGGTAAAGAAATAGAGGTCAAGACAGAAGAAGCGAAAGTGTATCGGCGTGTCAAGACCTATGGTAAACGATACACGAAATGTCAAAACTTGTCGGAATTGAAAGCATTCCGATTGCTCAACGGCTATCAACCAGGTTGGTTGTGGCACAAACAAAAAGAATTAAATTTATGGAGATAATAAACATGGCACTTTTTTCAGTAAATTATGAAGCAGCAGAACAATTTTCATCTATCGAAGACGGAACATATGAAGTAGTTGTAGCTCAAGCAGAACAGTCAGCAAGTCAAAGTGGAACAGATTTCTTAGATATCCGTCTTAAAATTCGGGATGATTTCCAACAGAAATTCCGTAACAACCTAATCTTTGATAAAGTATGGATCAATAAAGAGACTCTTCAATATCCAGAGTGGGCATTGCAACGATATTCTAAAGCGGTTAAAATCCCTGAAGGTGTTGAAGTAAATACAATTGAACAATTCTTAGACCTTATCATTGGCAAAACGTTAAAAGTGACTGTAAAAAATGAACAGTCAGAATATAACGGTAAGACCTACGATAACTTGAATATCAAGAAAATGGAACAATCAGAATTGCCACCTTATTCTGGTGCAGTATCGTCTGAACCAGCACCAGCCAAAGCAGATGATTTAGACTTGCCATTTTAATCTATGGTTGGGATGGTGGATTACGCCCTTCATTATCAAAAACTAGGTTACTCAGTCATCCCAATAGACAAAAAGAGCAAACGTGCAATCACGAAATTCAAGGATAAAACATTTAGCGAAAATGAAATCCGAAGATTTTGGCACGAGCAACCCGATGCGAATATTGCATGGAGGACAACCGATTTCTTTGTCATCGATATTGATGTATCGGTGACTGAGAACGGTTATGAGTCTTTAAAAGAATGGGAATTGTCTCAGTATATCCCTAAGACTTTAACCGCTACTACGCCAAGTGGAGGAAAGCACATTTTCCTTAAAAAGCCAAAAGGCATAGAGTTAAGTCAAGATATACGAGTAAAACCAGGGATTGATATTAAGGCAAATAAAAACAATTATGTCTTGGTTGCACCCAGCAATAACGCCAAAGGGAGTTATAAGTGGGATAAGTCCACAGAAGAGATGGCAGAAGCACCAGCTGAGATTATCTCAATCTTACAGACATCAAAGCAATCTAAAGAACCTATGAATTTTACAACCGATTATAGTCGAGGGGAGTTCTCAAGTAAGACTGCCAAGCTATTCGAACAAGTCGTTTTTGGCTTGGGAGATAAAGGTGGTAGAAATAACGCCCTGGCAAGTTTCGTAGGTGGGTTGCTAATGCGTGGTGTCGATGTGGATGCAGCCTATTTATTAGCAAAGATAGCAAATCACTATACTCCAGACAGTCTGCCAGCGGATGAATTGAATAGGACGTTTGAAAGTATGGTTAGAAAGGAAATGGATAGAAGAGGTGGTTCTTGATTTAGAGAAATTAAAAAAAGAATATCGAAGTAATATTATCCAACATCCAGCTTATATCGAGAAAGCAAATGACTGGCGTGAGATTCGTCTGGCTTGTCGAGAATATCGTAAAAACTGGCTCGAAAGTATCAAATGGGAAGAAACCCAATATGGTACGAAAAAAGAAAACAAAAAAGCACCTACTCGTTTAACTGAACTGGCAGTGGCACAGGGCATGGAGCAGATTTTATATATCGTGAATCTGCCGAATGAACGGGTCGCAATCTATGATCCAGATAAAGGTTATTATCACAAAGACCCTAGTTTTGCTTACAAGGTCATTCGCTTGTTGGAGCCAAATTTCAGTGAAGCGAAATCCAAGAATGTTCTCTTTATGCTTGCTTCTACACCACGTTTGAACCAACACGAGGGGTTCTCATGTGATTTCCCGATAGGAGAATACAAAGACCCTCGTAGGTTTATCCTAGTGAAGAACGGGATATACGATAAGAAAGAGAAGTTACTACGACCATTTACGCATGAGTTCGTCGCATTCTCAACCATCGGGACAGAATACGATCACTTTGCTAAATCACCTGTAATTGACGGGTGGGATATTGATAGTTGGTTACTTGACCTCATGAGTGGAGATGAAGAACTGGTCGAACTAATATGGCAGGTTATTTCAGCCAGTCTGAATGGTAATTACTCTTACAGGAAATCTATTTGGTTTGTCGGTGAGGGGAATGACGGTAAGGGTACTGTCCAACAACTTATAACTAACCTTGTCGGTATGCGAAATGTTGCTAGCTTAAAACTCAACCAGTTTTCAGAGCGATTTGCTTTGTCCATGATTGAAGGTAAGACAGTCATTATCGGGGACGATGTGCAGGCTGGTATCTACGTAGATGAATCTTCAAATTTCAACTCGGTTGTGACTGGTGAGCCAGTGTTAGTCGAGGAAAAAAACAAACAACCTTATACGACCGTATTTAAAAAAACTGTCATTCAATCTACGAATGAATTACCACGTTTTAAGAATAAAACCAATGGTACATATAGACGATTTGCGATTGTACCGTTTAAAAAGTCATTTTCAAGCAAGGAAGATAACTGGGCAATCAAGGATGATTACATCTATCGCGAAGAAGTTCTTGAGTACGTTTTGAAGAAAGCTCTTGAGATTTCATTTGATCGCTTCATTGAACCTCAAGCATCGATTGAAGCCTTAGAGGATTTCAAAGAATCAAACGATACGGTTAAGGCGTTCGTCAATGAATGGTTCGATAAATTCGAATCTACTCGCCTGCCGTCCCGTTTTCTGTGGTGGTTGTATCAGGAGTGGTGCAAGGACGAAGGTGTCACAAGATTGACGAAGCGAAAATTTGAAATGCAATTAGCTAAGAATATCCCAGAGAGGTGGGTTAAGAAAAAAATGAAACCATTAGGAAAATTCATTCCATCTATAGATGTCCCAAAGCATTATTCAGGTTTTAGCTGGATGAATGATGAAAGCCAGATACTTACATCAGGGTATGAATTGGTTACCGTTTACCGTTAGGTTACCGTTCTTTTTTGACTACGGTAACCTAATTTAAGCCTTATGTATCAAGGGTTTAACCTATGTTGTTTACCGTATTACCT